CCTACGGGTATGTAGTCAAATGACATAGCATACCGTTTTATGCTTGAATCTGAATTTGGTCTCACCGAGTGTCTAAGGTTTGATGGAAACAAAACTATTATACCACTTTCCACATCAACTCGGTAGTTGTTTGAATTAAACTGGTTCTGCTCAGAATATTCTATTGGAAGGAAGGTTCCAAAGGTATTCTCTTTATAAAGGTCTCCGTGAAAATTTATTGGAGCAGAACCTGGTGGGGCATCCAAATAAAGAACACCACTAATCATTGATGATGCATGAATGTGATCTTGAGCATAATCAGATCCACTATTCATAGTCACCCAAGAAGACATGCAGACCAAATCAATGTCATCTTTTATTTTTAAAATTTGTTTTGCAAAATAATTTACATGAAAGTCAATGGAACCAAAAAGATCAGCATACTTATTATCATTATGAAAGTCTTGCTTTTTAGTTATCCATCCATTATCTGCAGGCGTTCTTATATATTCCTCACCCCTTAAATTGTCAATACAATCCTCAGTAAAATCATTGATTATATTATTCTTATAAAGTGTTGTGGGAAATAATGTAACAACCTCCATTAGATCACAAATCCAAACTGTTCACGGGCAATTTTTTTGTAGGCACCACCAGGATTCTCTTCACGAATCTCTTTGATGATCTTCAACTTTTGATAGAGAGAGGTATCTCCACCCAAGCGAAGAGCACCTACGATAGTAGCGAGTTCTGCATCATTGATAGGAAGTTCCATCAGGAGAAAAATAGTTCAAGGTTTACAGTCTTCTCAACATTCCATCCAATGGCATTGAGAATAGTTTTAAGAGGTTCAACAAAACTCTTTTCAAATTGTAGGTTGTAGTCGATATACTTGTCAAGTTCAAGTTCTTTAGGAAAGTCTTGAATGAACGAGATAACATTCTCATGCATCGGATTTGGTTCCTTCAAATAACAGAACTTAATCTTCTCACCATTTTGAATGAGTGAGTATTTATTAGTCAACTTCTTCTCATTTAATTGATGATTGTAAAGAAGGGCACCACGAACATGAATAGGAGTTCCCTTAGTATAGATAGTTGTTTTGTCAGAATACTTCCTAACATCAGATACAGATCTAGGGAATGAAATTTGTTCGGGAGGAAGTTTTTTAAATTCTGAGCGACAGTTATCAATAAAATCAATAACGTCTTCTTCAGTACCATTCATCATAAGTTTGAGACCATCCTTAATCATCTTACGACAAGGTGCAGGAGTAGATGATTTGACTGCCTCAATACCCATCATCTTGAGTTTAGGTTCTTCATAACGAACACCTTCACTGTCCCATACGTTGAGAATGTATCGCTTCTTTGCAGTCCAGATACCACGCTCAGCGATGTTCTCCCGCTTCATCTGCATCTTTTGATCATATGCCGACACATAGTCTGCAAGTTCTTGATACGATTTATCAATGAAGGGTTCTAACTTATCTTCACAAATAGAATTTAAGATACTGACAATAGCAGTCTTATCTTCCATCTTATTAGCAAAGAATTTTTCTACAAGAGGTCCCATATTCAAGTAGATAGAATCCGTATCAGAAGCGATTACATAATCAATGTTCTCAGTAGACAAAAGTTTATTCAAATAACCGTTCATCTTATTCTCAATCCAACGGATTGATACCTGACCAGAGAGAGTAATCGCTTCTGCGTTGGCAAGCTTGTAATACCTGAAATATTGATTCCCAATAGCACCATAAGCACTGTTAAGTTGAATCTTACGTGCCATCTGAATGTTGTTACACCGTGCAATCTCTTTCTCCAAATCTTTAGATGGTTTATTCTCAAATTCTTGTTTCGCCTTAAGCATTTTCTTCTTAAAGATCTTGCGTTCACTGTAGATCTTATCCATAAGTTCTGGTAAGAATCCCTTAACATCTTTCCTGTACATAGATCCATTCGCACATACTGCAAATTCTTTGTACTCAGAAAAATCAAGTTCTTTATTCAGTATCTTTTCAACGGTTGTTGAAGGGTGTCGAGTATCTTGTAGGGTCTCTGGGGAGATATTGTATTGCATGATAAGATGAGGGTAGAGACTGTTAAGGTCAAAACTAACCACCCAATCATACTTTCCAGGAATCGGTTCCTTGACATAAGCACCTGCGTACTTCTCGTTCTTGTCGGATCTTTCTTTAGGTGGAATCACAATTCCACGACCCTTCAAGTAGTTATAAATGATAGTATCCCACATGCGAACTTGATAGAACACATCTTCATAATTAACCTTAGCGTCATACGCTAGTGTCAATGCAAGTTCAATGAGTTTCATCTTGTCTTCCAATCGGTCAACAAGTTCCACGTCAATGATATTGTATTCTACAAACTTCTGCCATCCATTCGTATAGAAGTCCTTAAACGTGTCAAACTCACTGTGGTCTAGTTTCTTCTGACCAAGTTCCACACTCGCAATGTAGTCCAGACGATAGGACTCTTGAGCTTTATAAGTAAACTTCTTATAAAGATCGAGGTAATCCAACTGAGAGATACCTCCAATATCATAGGAGATATGCTTCCTACCTGCAATATATGTTTCGTCTTCACTAACAAGTCCCCATGGAGAAAGTCTCTTCATCAACTTCTCACCAAGAATCCTATCAATACGTCGAACCAAATATGGAATATCATACAACTTACTATTCCATCCAGTGACAACTTCAGGAGTATTGTCAATCCACCAGGCAATAAAATCATTCAACAAATCATATTCATTGTTGAACTGTTTGTAATAATGATTACCTTGCTTTAATTTAAATGGACCCTGACCCCAAGTAACAATCTCTTTTGTCGTATAGTCTTGAAGAGTAATCAGCAAAACTTCTTCAGCAGCAGATTCTACATCTGGGAATCCATTCTCAGATGCAACCTCAATATCAATGGTCGTCAGTTTAATCTTACTAATATCAAATTTAATCTCTTCCTCTCGGTAATTGTCTGAGATATACTGATAGATAAATCTCTCATTACCGTAAATATTAAAATTCTCTACACCATCATACTTTTTGATGAATTCTCTACAATCGCGTACACCACCAGGTTTAATTGGTTCAACATATTCACCAGTCAACGTCCGATAAAAAGACTTCTTATTAGAAGGCACAAAAAGAGTCGGGGAGTATTTCTCTCGGATCATGAAGTTCTTTCCGTCTTCATATCCCCGAACGAGAAATTGATCCCCGATCATTTGGACGTTTGTATAGAATCTCACTTAGTCAAACTGCTGTACAGTTCTTTGATTCTATCAGTTGGTTCGGCAATGGTCAAGATTTTATCGGAATGAATCTTGAACTTTTGATCTCCCGTAATATCGCCCAACCAATTTTGAAGGGTGCCATCAGGCATGATGTTAAAAGGTTTTACCAGAATACAATCTGGTTCACCAATATCTGCAGATGGTGCTTCTTCCAATCTAGTGATCAGAGTTCCGCCTGTTGTAAAAATAACTACTTTAGGTTCCATATCAACAATCCTCACAACCATCGGTAACAATAATAGACTGACTCTGTGGAGCGTCTTCTACATCTTCGCCCAAGATATCTACAAGATACATGCGATTAAGTTCATCGACTGGATCGACAAAAGTTACCAACCAGTCCAAAGGAACTGGGAATTTATATCCTTTGCCAAGAGCAATCCAAGGACTAAGATTAATATCAAAAGAAGTCCTTCCAGTTTCTTCATTTTTTTCTGGTTTGCCCGTACTAACAATGCAAGGTTTATTGAAGAAATAACCAACAACCTTGTCATCCAAGGTCATTTCTTCTACATCTGTAATAATTTGTTCGCCTGTTTTTACAACAGCAAGTTTGACAGTCATGATAATATGCTTTTATGATAAATTATAGCGTAAAAAAGAAAAGCGGGCAAGGGTTGATTCTGACCAACCCCGCCCATGCAGCGACGATATTTGGGTATCCCCGCAATTATTTATAGGTAGTCTTTACGAGCATGATGTTCTGGAACTACTTTGCCAAGTTCAATACTCAGTAACCCATCCTCAAAAGTAACTGATCTAATTTCCGTATCATCACTGAGGGTCCAAGATCTGGTGAAAGATCGTTGAGCCATTCCTCTATGGACATAGTTTGTGTCGTCTCTAGATTCTTTTTGTCCTTCAACAAAAAGTTTTCCATATTCGGTGTAGACATTTACCTCTTCCTTTTTGAATCCAGCAAGCGCAAGTTCTAAACGAGATTCTACGTTGCTAACTTGAATCAAATTATAAGGAGGATAATTGGTAGAGGATTCATGCACATTGAATAGACGATCAAAGTACTCGTCCATTCCAATACTGTTACGATTAATTCTATCCAGAAGCTGCGGAATATCTGCAGCACTGTATCTCATGAGGTTACCCATGGTTTTAGCTCCTTTACTAAGCGAGTTTATGTTGTGTGGACCCTTACGGCGTCCACTACTATTTAACCATAAACCACAAAAAAGAGTAACCGTAATAACCGAATGTTATTATAGAGTTAACCGTTCTCAAGTTGATAATCTGCCATCATAGCAAATAGTTGCATCTTGAGTTTTTGTAAATACTCTTGCTCTTCAGGAGGTCTTGCAGGAGAACCTGGCCACATCTGAATAGAATAAGTTATATGACTATAAAGCATACGGACTTCTTCTATATTTAAAAATAGTTGATATCCGTCAAAGCCTTCATAATCATACTCATCCATATTATTCAGTTACCTCAACTTTTTTCTTAGATCCAATATTATACTTCTGCTCAAGCACCCAATCACTCTTATCCTTATAAGAAAGAACTTTAATCTGGTTGAGAGGAGCGATATCTAAAATAGACTCATCATTGACAATACTAATTAAACCCCAGTCAGATAGGAGTCTCGCGATTCTATTCCGTCTCTGTACATCGTTGATAGTAAGGTTAGCGTGCTTACCATCTAAAGCAAAAAGTTCTTTAAAATGCGTAATATAATATCTACCTTGCTTATGAAGAATGTGGCAAGATTGATATAATTTTTTCTCCTTACGAGATGCGACTCCGATACGAGTAAGTGTCTCACGAACCTTCAAAAAGTCATCTGGTTCATTAAGCATAACTTCTACCATCATATCGGGTTTCCAGTTTACCTGGGGTTCAATAGTGTTTGTCATGTTCCACCAATGTCAAGTCTTTGTTTAATGTAATCGAGTTGTTCCTTTGACAAAATTTTCAAAGCTTGCATTGCTTTCTCATTACTATATCCATAGTATTGTTTTACAACATCAAGATCTTGAATTTTATCCTTTCGGAGCCAAGGAGAGAATCTCTTACGCTTCCTCACAGTATTTATAAAGAACGAATATTGCATGTCTTTATCAAGATGAGGACTTTTATTCATCTCATTTGCAAATAGGATGCAATCCAAATGTCCAGACAAACACTTATTTACAATAAAGGGTGGATAAGAAGATATATCTTCAGACAAATCCTCCTTTGTAAAGTTGATAGAATTCAACCAATCCTTCAGTTCCATTATTTTTTAAAGTAGTCAGGGATATCTTCAATTTGATCAGCACGCAAGTTAGCACTGACACCAGTAATAGTTGCTCCAGGATTTCTTGCTAAGGCAATCTCTCTAGCATCCTGGAAGTCGGTTGCTTGATACTCCTCCTTCCAAAGTTTGCCCGCCTTGTAGAGTGAGACTTCTATTTTCATAGTTCATTAATAGTAGTTCTTTACGTTCCTTTTGATCACTCATGTAATCACCAACAGATCTCATGGTGTATGTAAGGTCAAACTCACCTGTTCTCCATTTA